TGGCGATTTCATCACCATTTATAGCGTTGGAAGCACGAATGTAGTGCAGAGGGTGCACCGGGGCCGCAGCGAGTGTAACTTGAGGCGCATCCAAGGTGGACCACGACGCTTTGCCAATGTAAGCTTCGTGTTGAACAATGTTGCCGATTGCCATTTCATCCACATCACCTAGACCGACAGAGCGCGGGTCAACAGTTAACTCGCATTTCGGATCCAGGGTGAAGGTATCTCCAGGGACAGAAATCGATGCAGAGGCCAGAGCGTGGTAGGGAGCCTGTCTGACAGGTTCAACATTGGCTATATTTGGTGGATTAGTCCATCCAAACAAACTAGCCACGCTCGAAATGGCTGATGCACCGATATCGGTCGCTTTAGCGAAGACACCAATACCAGGAATAGAAGACAGAGGACGCGCAATAGCGGCAACAGTACTAGCTATGCTAGAAACTGGGCGCTTGGCGTACTCGTCAGCAGATTTTGCTGTGGCAGCCTTCCACATCTGGGGCATCTTAGCAGATAGGTCTGAAAGATAGCCCATTTGCAGAGGAGCTTTATGAGTTAGTCCAGACATCTGGACCTTCTCAAACCATACATAAACCTGAATATCTACGTCCTGGCCGGTGGAAGCATTGGCAGAAGCCAAAGGCTCAACTTCAAAAAGATGTAGGGTTCCCATATTAGCGACTTCGTTAGCTATAGTTAAATCTAGCCAATCGAGGTCGTACATAAAGGGAAAGACAATCTCACCACCCTGACTGTTTTGCGGCATTATCCACACATGCGGAAATTGTGAAAATTCGCAAGTGCGTAACGCCGCTTGAGCAGAAGTGGAGGATAGATCATACCCGAAAGCTTTTAAAGGTTCATAAGCTGCCAATAATGCCCCATAATTAAAAGGTGATGAATTAATCATCAACTTTATATGAATCTCGCCTTGAAAGAAAGCGAAATTCTCAATTTTCCTCAGAATAGGGGCAGCTGAGAAAAATGCCGTCCACACATTTGTACTGACAGTAGCTAAAGGAGTACCCTGAAGCCACGTTGTTGTCTGAATCAAAGTGGGGCGGGAAAGAAAATCACCCAGTTCACCAGTTGCAATTTTATCCATGCAAAAGGTGGGATCCAAACTCGATGGTTGCGTATACAACGCTTCCATTGAATTATCCGAAAACTGAGTGGTTTGTTGTTGCTGGGAATAACCAGTGACTAACTCTGATTGAGGTACACCTGTATTAGCAGGGACGTCGATAGGAGTAGCTGGGGTGGTTGTTCCCATTTGGGTGGTGTCAGAATTGTTAGAGGGCGGATTATTTACGTCTTCTCCGTTACCGCCCGGTGTAGGAGCGACTCCACCGGCTTGCACATAGCCTATTGTTGAGAGACCACACATGTGCACTGGACCTAAATAGGTCTGTCTCCTAAACGCCAAATTCGCTTCACGGAAGGGCACCCGGCTGTGTCCATTCTGTGGCACTATGGCGTCGAAATGGGATTCGCTTTGTCTCGCGAGGACCTCTTTCTCAACCTCTCCCTTATATTTAAT